TACGATAAAATAGATCGTGCGTCTGCAAGTATGTTAGCAAATAAGATTTCTTATAGTAGTTACGCAACTATTTTAAAGAACAAAGGCTTTAGCACGTTTTTATTCTTGAAACTTAAAGGTGAAAAGTCATTGGCATTTGACGTAGACGACTACGAAAAATATTTTGATCATTTTAAATTACAAGGCTTAGATTTTTCAGACGGGAGAAATGGTGCCGCTGTTCAGGCATCCATGTTATAATATTATGAAAGCAACTGACTTAATTAGAAGCGTATTAGATATTATTGATGGTGTAGAGCAACCACAAGAACAAGAACAGGACTTAGCAGTTATTGACACTGACTTCTTAGCCGCCGCCCTAAACGAACCCAAAGAAGAATTACCTACATTACAACACGATGGCGACATTGAAGGCACACCTTGTGGTAGTGGTCCTGAGCCAGGTGAACAAGTAGCAAATAGATTTAAATCAGTATATGATATGTTGGCACAAGAAAAGCCAACACCCTGGGCAACTAGTCCTAATCCTACAGTAGCAGACATCGATGCTGTTACAGTAGATGCAGGTGGTGGACACAATGGTCCTAAACATGTAGCAGACATTCGAGGCGAACACGGTAGACTTTACGGAGACAACTAATGCGGTTAAACGAGTTGTTTACTGAAGCATGGAGCAAAAAATACAAAAAAAGTATTAACTGTAATAAGCCAAAAGGCTTTTCACAAAAAGCACATTGTGCGGGTCGTAAAAAGAAATCAAAATGACATTAGACGAACTTAAGTCACTAGCGGGCATTAAACAAAAGTCACCTTGTATGGATATGGAAAACATAAGTCATACAGGTACTGAAAAGGCTGAAATCATGCGTAAGAAAAATATCCAGCCTGGTACTGACGAATGGTTTAAGTTATGGTTCTCAAAACCGTACTTGACTGGTGAAAAACCCACTGACTAAGTAATACTATGAGACACTACGAATTTCTCAGAGAATACAGCCGAGACAAGACAGTTGAAAACTGGGGCAAAAAGATTGCCGCCAGGGTTCAACAAGACCGTACATTATCATCTAATTTTAAAGATATAAAAGAACCAGAACAAATTGCTAAGTTTGTTGCTGACTTTATTATTAAGCCTCTTGAACAAGCAGACCCTACTAAAAATAAACAATATGTACAAAACTTAATTAAGTTTTATATTGCTGGCGAACAGTTAGAAGATTTAACAAGTACTGCTGTAGAATACTTGACTAAGTTTCATAAACTTAAAGCAAAGAAGATGATACCGTCGCCACGTAATGATATCAATCGTTATGCGAGCTTTGGTGATTTTGCCAGTGTTATAGATGAGTATCCTGATACTGAAGAAAAAGAAAGCATGCCCAAGGGTGCGGCTAAAGTAGTATACAAGGATGCTAATGTACGTATTATAAATCCTGAGGACAAAGAAGCGGCTTGTTACTATGGGCAAGGAACACGTTGGTGTACAGCGGCTACTAAAGGTAACAACATGTTTGACCAATACAATACATCAGGTCCACTATACATATTAATACCTACAAAGCAAAAGTACAAGGGTGAAAAATATCAGATTGCTCCGTGGTCTTACAGTTACATGGATGAACAAGACGGAGTAGTTAAGGTTCCGGAACTTAAAGAAAGATTTGGCAGTCCTGGTTTTTTAAAATGGTGGGCTAACATACACAAAGACGTTCCGATGTCTGTTGAACATTTTGTTCAATTGGACAAGGATAATGAGAAAATTTTACGGTCAGCTATGCAGAGCATAGCTGAGTATACAGAAAAACTTATTAATTATTATCTAGACCTTAATGAAATCGATGAGGACGAAGCATATCGTTTACGTAGAGCTGTTATTAAACAGGGAGAGATGGATCTAGTAGACGCACTTCATTCGTCAGGAGTGCATGGAGACAAACAGTGGCCTATTACCAAACTTGCCTCCGCTTTCTTTTATATAGTTCCTTCTGACGTTGATTGGATGGACGATGAAAATAATCAAGCGGAAATTGCTGAAATTGCATCTGGTATTAAAACTGAGTATAACTCAGAAACAGACGATATTGACATAGAATATCCTTCTATGGGTTAAGCAACCTGCTTACCAGCATCTAAATACTTTTCCCACTTAGGGTCTTTAATCTTAATAGGACTATTGCGCCACTTTGATGCTAGGCGCCAGTAGTCTGGCTCGTAGGGTTTGTGTATCGGTCGAGGTGTAAGTTTATCTGCTTTGTTGTGATTACACCTTTTGCAACAAGTTACTACATTATCCCATCTAGACTTACCACCTTTGCTTCTAGGTATAACATGGTCAATAGTTAAGTCCTTAAAGTCAAACGTATCCTCACAATACTGGCATTGGTATAAGTCACGTAGGTAAATGTTGTGTCTACTGAATCTAACTTTACGTCTTAAATTAAAATATTCATTAGTTACAGCAACACTGGGTACGTTTAGTGTAAGTTTTTCACTGCGTACATGCCAGTCGTTGTATGTTTCGAGAACCTGTATACGTCCTAAAAACATCAACTTAATAGAGTGTTGCCAGTTAATTACTGAGAGGGGCAGTACTGATATTGGATTGTAGTCTTTGTTAAGAAGCAAGGTATGCGACATATTAAACCTTTCTAAAAGTATTTAACAAGGCACACGAAAACTGTTAAATATTAGTATGAGTAAATCACTTGACGGTGTTTTAATTAAAGCCGCACACAAAAAAGAAACATTTACAGAGTCTCAGATAAGAGCACTGGCAATGTGCATGGATCCTAAAACAGGGTGTCAGCACTTTTTAAGCAACTACTTTTACATACAACACCCAACAAAAGGTAAAATGTTGTACCAACCTTTTGACTACCAAAAACGGTTAATTGATACCTATAACAATCATAGATTTAGTATTAGTTTATTGCCTAGACAGACAGGTAAGTCCACATCAGCGGCAGGATACCTATTGTGGTACGCAATGTTTGTACCTGATAGCACAATACTAGTAGCCGCTCACAAGTATGCAGGTGCTCAGGAAATTATGCAACGTGTACGTTATGCTTACGAGTCAGTGCCTAATTATATACGTGCTGGCGTAACAAGTTATAACAAAGGTAGCATAGACTTTGATAATGGTTCACGTATTGTTGCAATGACCACAACTGAGAACACTGGTCGAGGTATGAGTATTTCATTACTATACGCAGACGAGTTTGCATTCGTTAGACCTACTATTGCCCGTGAGTTTTGGACTTCGATATCACCTACCCTTAGTACTGGTGGTAAGGCTATTATAACATCAACACCAAACAGTGACGAGGATCAATTTGCGTTTATCTGGAAACAGGCAAACAAAAACATAGACGAGTTTGGTAATGAGCAAGAGACTGGTATCAACGGCTTTAGAGCATTTAGAGCAGAATGGTGGGAACATCCAGACAGAGACGACAAATGGAAAGCAGAAGAGATAGGACGTATTGGCGAAGATAGATTTAGACGTGAACATGGATTAGAGTTTTTGATCTACGATGAAACACTTATAAATGCAACTACTTTGCTAGAACTAGAACCTAGAGAGCCTGTGTTTAAACAAGGGCAAGTACGCTGGTTTAAACAGCCTGAAAAGGATAAGACTTATGTTATAAGTTTGGATCCTAGTTTAGGAACAGGCGGAGACTTTAGTGCTATACAAATATACGAGTTACCTTCGTTAGAACAAGCAGGCGAGTGGCAACATAACAAAACGCCTATTCCACAACAAATTAAACTACTACAACAGATAACAAGTTTCCTAGCAGAAACAGTAGACAATAATAACATCTACTACAGTATTGAGAATAATACTATAGGAGAAGCCGCTTTAATTAGTATTGCGGAGATAGGGGAAGAGAATATACCAGGTACGTTCCTAACAGAATCAAAGAGCCATGGCAATTCAAGACGTTTTAGAAAAGGATTTAACACGACTCAACGTAATAAACTAGCGGCATGTGCTAAATTAAAGAGTCTAGTAGAAAGTAAAAAACTTAAGGTACACAGCAAAAACCTAATTAGTGAACTTAAAACTTTTGTAGCAAATGGGGGCAGTTATGCGGCAAAAGTGGGAGAAACTGACGACTTAGTTATGAGTCTGGTGTTAATTACACGTATGATGCAGGGCCTGCAGTCTTTTGATGCTAACTTAGACACAGCAATGAGAGACCACAATGACTCATTTGTTGAACCCATGCCATTTGTAATTTTTTAATGCCCCTAGCATAAATACAAACATGAGCGAAATTGAACCCATAGCACAAGGATTACATGACAAGTTGAAGAACAGATTTGGCGATATCGCTATATCTGACGAGACAGCCAAGCCTACTAGTGAAGTAGAGCAGGGCCGCTTTTTTAACTTTGATTATAATGTTGGCAACAAAAACTACGGTAACGTCACTATCAGTATAAATGATGGCGAGAGTCTAAAGATATTCTTCAACAGGCGCATCAGTCACAAGATGGATGAAGAAGACCGTCCAACATGGTACAAGTTTTTAAAGGCACTGCGTAGTTTTTCACGTAGAAACATGCTAAGGTTCGATACAAGAGATATTACAAGATACGCATTAACGAAAAAAGAGATTAAAGATATGGCCACCAACGTAGACGTTTACGACAAAACAGAACTTAATCAAATTGCTACTGAAAGCAAGTTATACGGTAGCAGTAAAAGCAGTTATCAAAAGTTAGTTGCTAAAGAAGGACAAAATCCTGTTAAAATTATTGTAAGACATGCTAAGAAAGTTGATGAAGAAAAGCATGGCGCAAGAGCAAGAAACATTAGTGCAATCTTTTTAGAAACACAATCAGGCGAAAGATTCAAATTACCATTTACTAAACTAGTAGGTGCAAGAGCTATGGCTAGACACTTAATGAACGGTGGCGGTGTTGGCGATGACTTATCGACTCACATATCAGAACTAGTTGAAGAAATGGCAGACTTAGGTCAATTTGTTAGACTAATGAAAAACAAACCCTGGGAAAACAGCGAGACTAAAGAAATGGTGGAAGCCGCAGTTGAACGCTACCAAGGTGTGAGAGCCACGCTCAATAGTCTACAGGGACCAAAAGGCTACGCAAAGTATGTAGAGGCATTTGCGCCTGAAGTAAAGCAGTTAGATGATTTTGATGCAGACACACTTAAAGAAAAATTTGTACAAAAGAGCTTCCCAGAAAAGTTAGAGTCTGCATTGCCACACGTTTATAGTGCGCACAAAGCATGGAGTAAAAATATGTCAGAGCAGTTACAACAAGTACATGAATTTGTACGCACAGATGAATCTGTAGAATTGGGCAGAACATGTGGTGACAAGGCTTACTTTGAATCATTAAGTTTTGTTGACACAAAAGCATTATTAAGAACAGTACTAGAACAAGTATCAGAACAAGCAGACGGAGCAATCAAAGAGTTTGCAACTAAATGGGCATCTCGAATTGACACACTAGAAGAGCATGTTGATGAATCTTTAAAAGAAGAATATGGTATGGCTGTACAACTTGCCAAGCAGTATATTAAGGGTGTTAAGTCGATCAAGGAAAGCCAACCGATAGTACAACAAGATGCTGAAACATATCAAGACGTTGCATTTGAATCTGATGAATATGCAAACTGGGCAGACAGTATGGTTGAAGACAATGAAGTTGACGAAGATGCAATACGTGAACTTGCATTGTATATTGAAAATGATGGTCAACTATACCAACAACAAGGTGAGCCCATCATGCGTAACCTTTCACGCAAGTGGGACAAAGGCATATATGACCATGATAAAGCAAAAACATTATGGAAGTATTATGCAGATACTGGTGCTAAGAAGTATGGCAAAGAACATGGTGCGAATGATGGCTTTAAAATGTTCCCACCAGCAGTACGTAGAGCAGTTGCAAGTGAACTAGCAGATAATTGGCATGAAGAACTTAAGGCTGGTAACAAAATGGAAAGTGCGCCATTAGGGGAAAGTGACGTAGCACCACACGAAAAGTTACAAAAACTAGTGGGACAGCATTTTCCTGTAGGACAAGACGGTAGCAATGCTATTACAGCACTACAAGGTATTATAGATGATGAAGGACTTAATGCTGATATACAAAAGATGGCAGACGAAAAAGGTCCTGACACTTGTGGTAGACCAGCAGTACATAAGTACTTGTCAGACGTAAATCCAGAGTTATTGCAGTTATTAGACTTTGGTGACATGACAATGGAAACACTGGGTGGCGATGCTAGTGAAGATTTCATCGATGCAGTTACAGACAAAAAGAAAAAGAAACACGGTGAAACAACGGCAGAAGATATTAAAAGATTAAGCGGAATTAAATAGTAAATTTAACCGTTTAGCATTGACTAGATAAATAAAATTGTATACACTACTAAAGTGGTGTGTGCATATTAGGCATACATTATGGCAAACTTATTAAGGAGAAAACATTATGGCAACATCATTGGCCGATATCAGAGCAAGACTGCAACAACAAGAAACACGATCAAGTGGTAGTTCAAGTGGAGGTGGCGACAATGCTATCTTTGCACACTGGAACATAAAAGAAGGTGAGACCGCAACTATCAGGTTCCTTCCTGATGGAGATACTAAAAACGATTTTTTCTGGGTAGAACGTGCTATGATCCGTTTACCTTTCCAGGGTATTAAAGGACAAGCAGACAGCAAACCTGTACAGGTACAAGTACCCTGTGTTGAGATGTGGGGAGAATCCTGTCCTATTCTAGCAGAAGTTAGAACATGGTTTAAAGACAAGAGTCTTGAGGACATGGGTCGTAAGTACTGGAAAAAACGTAGTTACTTGTTTCAAGGTTTTGTTAGAGAGAATCCAATGCAGGAAGATACAACACCTGAAAACCCAATTCGCAGATTTGTAATTAGTCCACAAATCTTTAACTTGATTAAGTCAGCACTACTTGACCCAGACATGGTTGAGTTGCCAACTGATTACACACAAGGCTTAGACTTCAGAGTAGTTAAAACTACAAAAGGTGGTTACAGTGACTACTCTACAAGTAATTGGGCAAGGCGAGAGTCTGCACTTACATCAACAGAAACAGCGGCTATAGAACAATATGGTTTATTCAATCTAGCAGACTTCTTGCCCAAGCGTCCAGACGAGACAGCTCTTAAAGTTATGAAAGAGATGTTTGAAGCATCAGTAGATGGGCAACCATATGATGCAGAAAAATGGGGAAGTTACTTCAGACCAGCAGGCGTTCAAATTGCTAACGCACAACCTAGAGAAAGTGCGCCAGCAACACAGAC